TTTAGCGACTGTGAACTGCTCCGAAGGCAGGCGGAAGATCAAAGGACGAATAGCAATGTGCGACGAGAGAAACGCCACTCTCCAAAAAAGGCAGCATTGGGAGATACAGACTGACCGTAAAAGGCGTCTGTGGATAACGAGAGAACGTGGCTCGCAAGGCTAACGGTAATGCTCAAAGGCTCCTGTCCTAAGGTGTAATCTCAACCTAGGCAAAAGACTACAATGTGTTTTGTGTAACAGTTTTCGAGCACCGATCCATTTGGAAGTAAGCGATTACTCCACTTCCGAGACTGTTACACTAAACACATAGTTTTAATGATACATCAACTTAAAATACCGGTACCGTTTGTGGAAAGTAATGGAACGGTTGATGTATCTTTTAAACAATATTGCTGCGCGGTAGAGAAGTAGTTAACTCACTGGGTTCATACCTCAGAGATCGGCGGTGCAAATCCGTCCTGCGCCACCAAAATTGCTCTGATATCTCAATTGGTTAGAGAAGCCGGCTCATAACCGGAAGGTTCGGGGTTCGAGTCCCTGTCGGAGCACCACACAGTTCAAAAGAGTAAGGATTGACAAATATTCTAGTTCCTTACGCAGGCGTAAAAAGAAACACATAGTTGTTTGAAGGCAGCTGGGCCCGTTAAATTCTTACTAGACGATTGCTGATGCCACTTTTGAACTTGACAAAACACCGTGTCTAAATTATTATATAGTTATGGAACATCTATATTAATATTCAAAATAGATGCTGATAAAATCTAATTAGGACAATAATGAGTAGTAAGATAACCTATTTAATTCCTTTTGAAGGCAGGACTGATAAATCCGATCCCGACGATATATTAAAGGCATATGATCACTTAATAAATTCCACTCCAGGAAATTTTATCATAACCATGCTTGCAGAGCCATTTTTATGGGCAGACTTTTCTGGGTGGAGTAAAAAGATAATAGAAGAAATAGAAAAAAAACAACACACTGTTTATTTCTTTATAAATTCTTCTTTTAATTATGATCATCTAGATGCTGATCTTAGAAGTAAAATCTTTCTTATTGACTTTTATATTTCTGACGCAGTGTTTAGATACTACTACGATAAGTCTGTAACATCAAGCAATTCATGGAATTCAGCCAGTACTAAAGGACTACTTCTTTCTGGAAAACCTGATTATTATAATAGATACCAAACTGTAATTCACCTAGATCAAGTAGATCGTCTTAAAGACTTTGTGTATTCGTTTAATGGAAACACTGTTAGTGATCTGCGTGATATAAAATTATTCTATCCTAATAATAACGATATTATAGAAAAAATAAAAAAGTTGACCAACTCTCTTGATATTGAGTATAAAGATCAACACTACAGTGGTTATCCGTTTGATATTAACCTGTATAAGAATACTGTGCTCAGTCTTATTCCTGAAGGAGTCTTAGATTATCACAACGACAATCTAGCATCAATGGAAGAATTAATAAAATTAGAGTATTACTACTCAGAAACTGACAACCCATTTATCACCGAAAAAACCTATAGAGCAATCCTAAACCATCACCCATTTATTATATTAGGATTGACAAATACTTTAACTTATTTAGAAAGCATAGGGTTTAAGACATTTAGAGAATATCTAAAATACCCCGATTACAATGAAATGAAAAGTCTTCGAGATCGTATATACTATGGTGTAGAAAATAGTATACATTTTCTTGATACTTACGCTAAAAATCGAGATAAGATAAATCAAGATATAATACATAATTTTAACAATCTAATTAAAGTCGCACATCAGCAATGGAACTCTGTTCCACTTATAAGAAATGACAATAATTTATTATTTGAAATACACGTGAACTGCTCTTTTGATTTGTTGTCTGATAATTTAAAGAAGACATCTATAAATACTTCAATACAGCTATAGTCTAAATTAAGGAAGTGCCGATGCATGTTAGTTCACAAAAAATTAAACAAGACATCTTAAGTCACATTGATAAAAATTTTAGTGACGTATCTTTCTTCAATGAAGTATTCAAAAAACATCCCCATTATGGAAAATTAGAATTAAAGAATTTTCTTCCTGAATATATAACTGAAGAACTGTCTAAAGAATTAGACAATATTCCGCTGTCTAGTTGTAAAAAATTTACCAGAAATAAAAGCTGTATGTATGAGCACAACAATTTAACTGACACTCCAATAGCTGATGCTGTGGTTCATGCATTTAATAGTTCTACTTTTTTAAATTGGTTACAAAATATTACACATACAACTAGACTAATACCAGATCCTCATCTAATAGGTGCTGGATATATGAAGTCGTTTAAAGGTGATAGTTTAAAAGTTCATACAGACTTCAATTGGGTCGAGGAACTGCACTTATATAAAAAAGTGAATTGCATAATCTATTTGAATAAGGATTGGCAAGTTGATTGGAATGGATCTCTTAAATTTTATGACACAAACAATGAAAAAGTTATCAGCGAAACTTTTCCAGACTTTGGTAATCTACTAATCTGGGAATATGATGAACTAGCTTACCACGGATATCCTGAGTCACTAAATTGTCCAGTAACACAAAGCAGGAAAGGATTGAGACTTTTCTACTATCAAAGTAATTCTATTCCTTCTCCTGATCGAAAACCACATAGAAGTCTATATGGTTTTGATAAAATTAAAAAAACTCCGCATGATATAGGAAACTTAAAAAAATGAATCTTCGAGGCGCAAAGCCTATTAATGACGACTCGGTTAAATCTTTTATACTTTCTCAAAATTGTACAAAAGACCTGTATAACAAAGATATTCAGTATGAATTTATTGATTCGTTTTTTAAATGGATTAATTCAAGTCAACTCAATAATCTCAAAGGATTAGAATTATTCACTAATCAAAAAATAGTTACAGGAACAACTCAAACTTTTGATCATTGGTATTGGCGACATAAAAACAGACGTTTTCGATTTTATCGAGGAGAATTTATGTATCATTCTGCTGTTCTAAAAAATGGCGGCAGTTTTGAATATATCAATGATAAATCTTTAGAAGATGATGATGCTGTTATAATCAGTGTTCCGTTTTCAGATTATGGTGTTCAGCATCCAAATTTAGAACATATATTAAACAACTGTGATCTTTTAAACATTCCTGTATTATTAGATTTTGCGTACTTTCCGTGTACAAAAAATATAAATTTAGATTTAAGTAAGCATAAATCTGTAGAAACTGTAACGTTTTCGATCTCTAAAGCATTTTATGGTGCAGAATTTCTACGTGTGGGCATGAGATTAGAAAAACAAAATATAGATGATGGAGTTGATGTTTTCAATTCTGTTGAAATAGTAAATCGAATTACGTTAAGTATAGCATTGAAGTTAATCGAAAATTATGATGTAGATTATAATTGGAATATGTATAAAAATAATTACAACGAAGTTTGCGATGAATTAAATCTTGTTAAAACAGATTGTATTATGTTTGGACTTGGAGACCAAACATACGAAAAGTATAACAGAGGTTCAGAAGTTAATAGAGTGTGTATTTCAGAATTAATAGGAAAGAAAATAAATGACAGTAGTAAGTAGTCACAACGACTGGGATCCTTTAGAAGAAATTATCGTAGGTATAGCTGATCACGCAAGAATCCCTACAGTAGACAAGTCGACGCATAGTTTTGGATTTGCCGATTGTGAGTTTGATCATATCAAAGATCTCGAAGGGCCTAGTCCGCAATGGGTTATTGACGAAGCAAATGAGGATCTTGATAATCTTTCCGATACTCTAAAAAAACTAGGAGTAACTGTTCGGAGGCCTGAGTCTATTGATCAAAGTAAAACATTTAAAACAACAGATTGGGAAACAACAGGATATTACGTATACTGTCCTAGAGATCTTCTGCTGCCATTGGATAATTTAATAATTGATTGTCCTAGTCCAATGAGGGCTAGACAGTATGAAACTTTAGCATATCGTGATTTTCTTTATGATGTAGTTGATCATGGCGGCGAATGGATATCTGCACCCAAGCCCAGACTTTTAGATTCAAGTTATCAATTAGAGGACCTAAGTATTCCTACTCTTACCAATGAAGAAATAATATTTGATGCTCCTAACATAGTGCGTCTCGGTCAGGACCTATTATATCAAGTGTCAAATTCAGGTAACTTATGGGGATATAAATGGCTGCGCAATTTACTAGAACCACGTGGTTATCGTATTCACTTGGCTGAAAAGTTTTATAGCTACACTCACTTTGATTCAACTGTTATTCCTCTGCGTCCCGGCCTAGTGCTGTTTAATGGAGATAGAATCACTCCAGACTGGTATCCGCCTATCTTTAAAGATTGGGATAAAATCTATATTCCGGGCGACGAAGTTGTAGACATTGGTACTAACTTAGCCAATGGTGTTTCTCCTTGTAGTAAGTATATTGGGTTGAATATGCTCAGTGTTAACGAAGAACTAGTAATTGTTGATGAGAATCAAGATTATGTTAGACGTGAACTTAGTAAATGGGGAATTGAATCTATTGGGTTGCCAATGCGTCAATCACGAACACTGAGTGGCGGCTTTCATTGTGTAACACTTGACACTAAGAGAAAAGGTACATTAGAAAACTATTTTTAAGAAAGTTACATAACTACTTGACAAAACACTGTGTCTAAATTATTATATATTTATGGAACATTCATACCAACAACGATTTGATCTCTTTCATAAGACTGTAGCAGAGTGGCATCAACACCACCGGTCTACGTCGCCGGGCACTACTGCTCGACTGAAGAAAAGATTCGCTGAGTATGAATATGAATACCATAAAGCTATAGCAGAATACAGAAAAACAAAGAAACAAAAATCTTTAGACACTGCGCAGAAAATAGTTGACAATGCTGAAAAAGAGTTTAAAGTATACACAAGACTAGAATTTCTAGGCACATTAGCAAAATAAGGAAAAGGCAAATGAAACTAACACTACGCAAAGCGAACGCTGTTCAGGCAGCAATTAACGAGGCTGTAAAAGCACTTGATCTTAACTACACTGTGACTCTTAACGAGTTTGAAGGTGTGGAGGATCAGATTAACGCAGTACGCAATCGCTTTTGGGCACAGTCGGACATTAGAGCACAGATGCTTGAATCTCTTTATGAGATCCGTGCTAAAGTGGCACAGGCAAACGCCGCAGCTGGTATTAACGACCAGTTGGCGCTGGTTGCTTACCTTGAAAAGCAGATCGGCCATAAAACTATGTTGGCCAGCAAAGGTGTGCAAACTACGCTTCGTGTTTTAAACGGGGAAATTAAAAAGATTGCGAGTGCTAAGGACGAAGGCTACGGATACAGCCGTCGTGATGTAACAACTACTATCTTTACAGAAGCGGAAATTGAAACTTTCCGCAAGGATGCTGCTAACTTTAAGCGTGATAAGCAGAAGCTGCAGGATGAGTTGCTTGAACTGAACGTGCAAACAGAAATTGAACTTTTGGAAGAAACTGCGACATTCCTAAAGAGCGCGGATATTCTTTAAAGAATCAGAGTCAGGTCGCCGGACGCAGATTAGGTAGTACCTTAATCCTTAGCTAAGGAACATACAGGCGACACTTTTTAGTTTTGGTAGTTATGCGTTGAAAGCGTAAACTACCCAGTGAGGAGAAAGAAAGAGAATAGGCAACTAGTATGATTTTCATACGATAGCACACGGTTTCAAAAACCTTTGGCTGTCATGCTCCAGTTAAATTACATCTGAATAAGATTGCACTTTGCTAACTGGAAATATGAAGCGTTATGCACTTTGTTTTTTGTATTTTGTTTAGGGGACTGTATACCACGCCCTTGCACATTGTCCAGCTTATTACTCGCTTTCTCCAATCTGTTATAAAGGATTATAAATGAAAATTCTAGAATTATTTGAAGATGTTGTAACGTATCTTGATACCAACGGGCATGAAAAGACCATAGACTTTCTTTTACAAGAAACCAAAGAACCATTAACTATTGTATGTTTAGATGAAGTTCCTACATATGATGAAGTAAAGGCATTCTTAACTCCTAGATTATACAATAATAAAAATTTAAAATTGGTGTTCGGCGGCAGTGACGTTGATTACTATAAACCTTTATCCCAAGAAATTGGAGTTGAAATAAAAACTTATCCAGACTTTCTGTTCTTGCATACATATTATTTCCAAGTAGATAATCAAAAAATTATAAATCCTAAAGTCGATACTCTTTATATCTTTATGAATTATCGCACTAGATTGCATCGTAAGATGCTGATAGATTGTTTGGCAAAAGAAAAACTTCTAGAAGATAATTATTTTACTTGGTGGAACCCTCCGTTCAAAGATGGACGTGGCGCAACCATAGCAAAAGAATTTAGTAATAATAGTGCATTTTCAGTTACAGATCCAGAATACACATGGAAGCACTGGCGACCAAAAAAAACAATATTGCTGTCACAGACAACTGAACCTGAAACTCCTCCATATCTTACAGTTCCAGTTGAATTCAAAAAAAGTTTAATAAATCTCATTGCAGAAACTACAACTGATGTGCCGTTTATAACAGAAAAGACTTATAACTCAATATTATGGAAAAAGCCATTTATTATCTTAGGACATCTAGGAATACACCAAGACTTAGTAGACTTGGGATTTAAGCTGCCTGACTTTATTGATTACAGATTTGATCAAGAACCAGACTTAGAAAAGCGTGTTTATATGATAGTGGAAGAACTAAAAAGATTGAGTCTATTAGATTTGGAAAAATTAAAGAATCTAGCGCAGCCTTTTGTTAACTATAATTACGATCATTATGGTAAACTAGTTAACAATGCAAGCTTCCCAGATTATCTTAGAATCTATATGGAAGATAAATTACAGAACGATCCAAAACGAATGCAGTTTATAGAACATTATAAAGATTATATGATACATCCTTACAAAAAATCATAATTTTTTCAAAAAAATTTAAAAATGGTTGACAAGCTCAAATAACAGTGTATATTAACAGTAAGATGATAAAATATCTAGAGAAAAAAGTTAGTAAAAAGATAAAAAAATGGTTGACATACTCAAATAACAGTGTATATTAACAGTAAGATGATAAATAAAACGTAGACAACAAATAAAACGGTTGACACACTATTAAAACCATGCTATAGTAAAGCATAACAAAGGAAAGACAGTTAAGATGATGATCGCAACTAAACATATGTTTATTAAAAGCATTAGAGAATGCCGCGAGTATCGTGTTGGCAGCTCGGAGGGTTATGGCGGATGATGTAGCATAATACATCAAAAGTTTTTAACAAGCCTCCAGTAGCAATACTAGGAGGCTTTTTTAATGATTACAGTGGATGTGCGGAACGAGACTGCGAGTAACCACTTAAAACAAACTCAAATGGGCGTCCTCGGTGATGGAAGCGAAAGCGGAAAAACCCGAGAGATAAACAAATTCTATTTTCACATGCACAACAGTCTAATGGGACAGTCCCACTGGAAAAGTTATGGCTAGCAAATACCGGATCGGCGGAGATTGTTGTGCAGTTGTAAATAGAAATTGGTCGGTGGCCCGGATGGTAAGGGGTGAGACTGCAAATCTCAAGCACTGCGAAGTAATCAGTTCGATTCTGATACCGACCTCCACGATTGGTACTGTAGCTGAGTTGGTTCAAGCGCCTGGCTCATAACTAGGAGTAGGTTGGTTCGATCCCAACCAGTACCACCAAAACACAATATGGCAGTCAACAGCTTGGCCAAGCTGGTCAGAAATGTGTTAACAACAAGATGGTTCGATTCCCTGGCTCTGGTGAGGCTTGTTGTTAATATGATCTGTTTGTGGCTGTCCCTAATATGGCCCCATAGTTTACGCTGGTTAGAATACTGGACTTTCAATCCGGAGAAACGGGATCGTCACCCGTTGGGGCTACCAAAAACAAAACGGGAGTGCGGCGCAGTTGGAGAGGCGCGGCTGACTGTAAATCAGTTCGTAAAGTGAGTTGGTTCGAATCCATCCACTCCCACCATAACAATGCGCCGGTAGCTCAGAGGCAGAGCAGCGGTCTCTTAAACCGATGGTCGTGGGTTCAAATCCCACCCGGCACACCAAATAAAACGGTTGACAACAGTTCAACACAGTGTATAACAGTTATAGAAAGGATACACAATAAAACGAAAACGTAAACTAGAAGAAAGCGACAAACGATATGTGGACCGGTAGCTGAGTTGGTTTAGCGGGAGACTTTTAATCTCTGCCTTACGTGGGTTCGAACCCCACCCGGTTCACCATTGTTTTGATGATACACTATGAACTAGAAGTGGCGTATGCTACGAGAAGACTAAGTTACCCTGTTTCATTCGGGGCTACGCAGGGGAGGATCCTGCTGGTGTATCTTCTAAACTATGAATATAGTGGCGTAGCTCAGTGGAAGAGCAACCCCCTGATAAGGGTTAGGTCGGTGGTTCAATCCCACCCGCTACTACCAAAAACAATGCCGATTTAGTGTTAGCGGTAAGCACGAAAGATTGTGGATCTTTTAGGTCTGGTTCAAATCCAGAAATTGGTACCAAAACTATATACTCGCGTATCCCCCCTCGCTACGAACGAGGTGAAAGGTAACTGGATCACATGGGGGTTCGAATCCCTCCGCGAGTACCAAAATAACAGTTGACAACTGTGTAGTTGATGCTATATTAAGACATGGGCTGAGTTCAGTGTTTCTCGAGATAAACTGTTCCAGCAAATCGTCCGCCTGCTGTTCCCACCGTGGTAGGTCTAAAGTGACGTAAAGCCAATAAAAGTTAACGGTGGGCCGTATTACTTTGGTGATACACTATTAACAAAACAGCCGTGGCTGGCTCGCTAGACTACCCCGGGTTCTTAGTTGGTTAGGGAAAAAAGCTATAGTGTATCTCTCAAGTAATACAGTCCACCAAGAATAGACTGGATATAATCACCCCTTGTGAGGGTGACCTTAGCGATAGGTCAAGGCTGCAAACAGCCCAGTCTATACTTATTCACTATGCAAGAGGTCGACATCTTGTGTAGAGAGAACACTGCATACGTCACAGGGCTACTCGGCGTATCGGGTAACACGGTCTGAGTCTTAGCTTGGATGCAGGGGTAAAAGTCCCAATGGGGGTCTAGGAATTAAAGGAAACAATATGCGATACAGAAAGTTTTACGACGACTTCTAGGCTAATAACCTAGGAGGACAAAATGGCAAAATCATTACCACAGGCCGGCAATGTTAATATGCGCGGCAAAAAGACAAAACTTATGCGCTGTAAATGCTGTACGTGTATTGACTTACGAGACAAAATACTGTATAGTATACACAAGAAAGAAATGAAAGATCAAGAATAGGTGACGGCAATCACCTTCTCTGAGAGACTATCGTTTACGACTTTGCCGAGTTGTGGATAGATAGACTGCTTCGTCTAAAGGATAGGACGCTGGGCTTTACTGCCCGGAAACACAGGTTCGATTCCTGTAGCAGTTTTGCTCTCAGAGAGAATATACACCCCCGCCGCTGGGACGGAACTGAGACTTCTAATCTCGTGCCGGAGGGTTCGATTCCTTCCGGGGGTACCAATACGCCTTTGTAGCTCAGCGGAAGAGCTATGGTCTTCGAAACCATTGGTCGGGAGTTCGAATCTCTCCAAGGGCACCAAATTTTAGTCGCTGTGGTGTAATGGTAACCACGCTATCTTGAGTAGGTAGTGCTGTAAAGCGTGAGAGTTCGAATCTCTCCAGCGACACCAATTGGGCACATTCGGAAACGGATGTGCCTTTTTTCTTGACTAAAATTTCGTTTGAGCATATACTATAGAAGAACAAGAGGAAAGACTATGAGAGATATTTTTGTAACATCAGACACGCATTTTAGACATGCGAACATTTTAAAATTCACTGACAGCGCAACTGGCGAGTTGATCCGCGGCGATAGATTCGCTGATGTAGATGCTATGGACGAACACATGATTGAACGGTGGAATTCAGTTGTCAAGCAGGGCGACATTGTTTTCCATCTAGGTGATGTTGTAATGGGCGACAAGGAATGGTTCAAAACAAACTGGCCGCGTCTTAACGGCAGTAAGCGACTAATTGTTGGCAATCACGATGACATTCCGTTTCTTGCTTCAGGTGGCTTTTTTAAGAAAGTACAGATGTGGCGAATGTTTCCTGAGTTTGGATTGATGTTTAGTCATGTGCCGCTACATGAATCTAGCCTACGCAGAGGGGCACCCGACGACCCTGATGCTCCTGTGCTGCTAAATGTCCATGGACACATTCATCAGAACCCCAGCCCAGAAGGTCCTTATCGCAATGTAAGTGTAGAAGCAACTGACTATACTCCTGTTAACATAGAAGAACTGCGTATTAAGTAATGGAATATAAACTGCCCATATTATACAGCAGAGCAGATCCTAAACAGCGCAGACTGGTAAGAGAACAGTATGTGGGCGTTTGTGTACACTGAAGAAGATGTAGAATATATGCGGCAATGGAGACTACACCAATGACACGTAAATACCACGTTCCAAAAACCTTTGAGATTGACAGCGAAATCGCGGATCTAATAGCATCTCAAAGCCTCAAGCAGCACTATAACTATGCCGTAGAAGACATGGATAACTTTGTGCTACATCAAAAAGGTCATCCAGATGACTACGAACACAATCTCAAACTCAAAGAGGCACTTCAAATAGTTCTTGACTATTACGGAGTATAACTATATAATGAAATCACACACCAAGGACACATAAAATGCGCTCACAACCTGATAGTATTATCCGCGATCTAGAACAGCACAACAGCCGCCTGGACAAAGAAGCAATCATCCGCACAGCATACGAAGAAGGCTTGCCTGAATTCTTTGAAGGGTTGCGTATGGCACTGGATCCGCTGGTAACGTTTGGTGTAAAACAAGTACCCGAAGCAACTGCGGATGGACAAGGACTAGAGTGGAGTGTGTTTGTAGACCTAGCACAAAAACTTCAGAACCGTGAACTCACAGGTCATGCTGCTAGAGATGCTGTTGTGTTAACTATGAGCATTGCTACTATATCACAATGGAATGACTGGTACCGTCGTATCCTTATTAAAGATTTACGTTGCGGCGTAAGTGAAAAAACTGTGAACAAAGTAGTGCCCGACTGTGTGCCTGTGTTTACCTGTATGCTGGCACATGATTCAGCCAATCACGAAAAGAAGATGCAGGGCAAAAAACAGATTGAATCCAAGTTGGATGGTGTGCGAGTCATTACCATCATCCGCGGCGAAAAGGTAGAAATGTTTAGTCGCAACGGAAAACAGTTTCACAATTTCGGACACATCATCCAAGAGATCGAAACTGTATTGAAAGACAATCCTGTGCCATATCCGTTGGTGTTGGACGGCGAAGTGATGAGCGCTAGTTTCCAAGACCTTATGCGACAGTTACAGCGTAAAGAAACAGTTCAAAATTCAGATGCTGTTCTACACCTGTTTGATACAGTTCCACTGGAAGATTTCCTCAAAGGTTCATGGGATAAGCCACAGAGTTTCCGCAGTGAGATCACTAAGCATTGGGTAGAGGAGCATAGCAGCGTCTTAGAGCACGTTACAGCACTGGAGTGGGAAACGGTAGACCTGGACACACCAGAAGGCGAAGAGCGCTTTGTACAGTTAAATAAAGCGGCCGTAGACGGTGGCTACGAAGGTCTTCTTATTAAAGATCCAGATGCTCCGTATGAATGTAAAAGAACTCACGCTTGGCTAAAAGCAAAACCTGTAATCACGGTTGATTTAAAAGTAGTTGATTTACAAGAAGGAACTGGAAAAAATATAGGTATTCTAGGTGCTCTTATTTGTGAAGGAAAAGATTCTGGTAAACAAATTAAAGTAAATGTTGGATCTGGGTTAACCGATAGCCAACGAAAAGATTTTTGGAATAACAAAAAAGATGTACTGGGCTCAACTGTTGAAATTATGGCCGATGCTATAACTAAATCGCAAGACTCTGAAGAAGTGCATAGTTTAAGATTTCCGAGATTCCATCGTTTTAGAGACGACAAATAACCTATCATAATACCTTCGTAGACATAAATACTATGGAGGTATAGTATGGAGAATTTATGTAGTTATGGTTGCGGGCAAGAAGGTACTATTAAAAACAAATCGAACAAAAATTGGAGATGTTCGATTAGCCCTAATAGTTGTCCTGCTGTAAAGGAAACAAAAAAGAAGAAAACATTAGAAAAATATGGTGTAGAAAATATAAGCCAATCTAAAATAATTCAAGAAAAGAAAAAAGAAACTTGGATTAAAAATTATGGAGTAGACAATCCGTCAAAGGCTGAAATTAATAAACAAAAAATAAGAGATGCGTGGCCTGAGACTAAAAAGAAAAGAGAAAAAACTTGGCTCGAAAATTACGGTGTAGATTCATATGCCAAAACTAAAGAATTTCAGCAAAAGAGAAAAAAGACCTGGCTGAAAAAGTATGGAGTTGATAATCCGACAAAAAATCCTGAAATAGCACATAAAGTTTTTATGTCCAACTCTAAATCTGAATATAGGACTAAAACTTTAATCTTACCTAGCGGTAAAGAAATAAGATATCAAGGTTACGAAGACAAAGTAATTTTAGATTTATTAAAGTCTGGGCTCACTGAAAATGATATAATAACAGGACCGGGCAATGTTCCTCACATCACTTACTCATTCAAAGGCAAAACACATAGGTATTATCCAGATATCTACATACCAAGATATAATCAACTAATTGAAGTTAAATCTTTGTATACTTGGAAAAAATATAAACAGATAAATTTAGCCAAGCGTGAAGCAAGTAAAGCAGCAGGATATAATTACACAGTTGCTGTAAGATGATTGACAATTCAACATCCGTATGTTAAAGTAATAACATTAATAAAACTACAAAGGAAGAACAATGACCAAACTTGTTAAAATTGCATTTGTTGATATTGACACTGGAGAGTTTTATGTAAAAGAAAACTCACTAACTAATTGGGTTTTTAACAGTGATGTAAGTCGAGCAAAATTATATCTAGCAAGGCCCGAAGTTAGAGAGTTTTTCAATTATGTTGCTCAAAATAGCAAACGAAATCTAAAATGTGTAGAAGTTGAAGTTGTATTTAATGTATTGGGCGACTCAAAATATTTAGATTTCTTAAACAATCGTGATTTTCAACTGTATCAAAAACTCAACCAACAAGCAGAAGATAATATTGATGCTATGAAGGAAACGGATTATCGCAAATGAAAATCGCTTCGGTTAAAGTTTAACAATACTAAAGAAAATGTCCTCTAAAATGTACGAGTGTAAGCGCAGTCACAGTTGGCTCAAAGCCAAACCATTTATTGAAGTAACACTGGAGGTTACAGGTATTGAACAAGGAACAGGACGCAATGAAGGACGACTCGGGGCTCTGGTATGTGCTGGGCAGGACGATGGGAAAGATATTACAGTCAACGTTGGCGGCGGCTTTTCGGATGATCAGCGATCCCAATTTTGGAATGCTAGGGATGCTGTTGTTGGTAATCTTGTTGAAGTTAGGGCAGATGCTGTAACGCAGAACCAAGATGGCACCTACAGCCTACGCTTTCCACGCTTTAAAACATTCCGCGGATTTGAAGTAGGTGAGAAACTATGATTGAAGTTCCATTTGATATTGAAAGACACGATGCTGAAGGCCACAATCCGTTGAGCATGTGGATTCAGCGTAAATGGAACATGCCTTGGTTAAACTATCTGCTGGAAAATAATCAAGGCATTGAAACTGTAAAGTTCTATAACCCGCCTACTGATCAGTACACTGTGAAATTTAGATCCAAGATGGACCCAAAACACGAAATCTACTACCATCTCAAATTTAGCCATTGACAATCTCGAATTCTGACTATATAACAGTATTAACACAACAAAGAGGGAATACACATGGCTCGCGCAGCAAAAGTAGCAACCAAACCCAAAAAGAAAACAGTTCGCACAGTTCGTCGTGGTGTGAATCGTTTCGCTCTTGCTCCTACAGACAACTGGAACAAAGCCAAGCACTTCGTTCACTATGAGATTGAATCAAAGGAATGGGCCAACAAGGTCAAGGATTATATCCGCAACAACTATGACCGCAAGACAGTAGCAGCGATCAACAAACTGCCTGACTGGAAAACCAACAACTACAGCCATTGGGCCTGTACCGCTTTCCTACTTGAAGTAAATCCCTCAGTGATTCCTAAAGCATACAAGACTGGTATTGTCAAGTGGGTAGAAGGTCTCGCAGAAGAAGGTCAAAAACTCGCAGAAGAAAAAACTGCTGAGGAAAAGACAAAGAAGAATGCTCACACTCCTACAATTCAAGAGCGCATCGCAGAACAGGCAGAAGCACAATCAGAGGCTATTGAAACGTGGCTGGAAGGCTTTGTTCTAGACAAGGCTCAGTTTGATCCTATGGGCTTTGACTTTAAATCGCACTTTGCTCGTACTGGTGTTACACAGGCACACGCTCGTAGGCTCAAAGGATTCTATGAAAATGAACTGGCTGACTTTGAAGATTTAGAACGTATGCCCACTGCGGGTCAACTTAAAAAGATGTCTGAACTGGAGGCTGACCTTTGGGCACAGCTCAAAGAAGGTTATGCGCATCTTAAAAAAGCAGACATCGCCAAGTATACACAAGCAATCACTAGCCTGCTTGACGCACTTGACTTTGTGATTGAGCAAAGCAAGGCCAAGCGCAAGCCGCGTGTTGCTAAACCTAAGAGCGCAGACAAACTGGTTGCCAAGATGAAATATCTCAAGGTTGACGACAAATACAAACTGACCAGTGTTAATCCTGTTGATGTTGTGGGAGCAAGTGAACTTTGGGTGTTCAATGTCAAAACCCGCAAACTGGGCAAGTATGTTGCTGCTAATGTTGATCCAAAAGGTATGAAGCGTGAAGGCACTGGGCTTAGTATCAAAGGCACTACAATTGAAGGCTTTGATGAAAGCCTCAGTGTTCAGAAAACTCTGCGCAAGCCTGAAGAGCAACTCAAAGCGTTCAAAAGTGCTGGCAAAGTTGCTCTGCGCAAGTTTATGGAAGAGATCGCAACTACTGATACAAAATTAAGTGGTCGACTGAATCCTGATACCGTGCTGCTCAAGGTAAATTAAAAATTCATATAAATACACTGTCTAAGATAGATAGGGTACTGATATGGAACAACAAACAAAAGCAACACTAGAGTCTGCTCTTAACGCCTTAGGAGACTCTATACATGAGATAGTAGAAACTGCGCTAAGAGTTGAGGACATAGCAATTATTTCTACTAAGCCTGTTGTTTTTAATAGTTCGAGCGAAAAAGGTCCATATGGCCAAGGATTGCACTGGAAAGGCACTGGTGCTACTAAGCAATTTGTTTATAGAGCAAACCCTGACAGAATCTGGACCACAGAGATTATAGACCTTAACTCAGAATCTTACTATAGCATTGACAATACCCCAGTGCTTAGAAAAAATGAATTAGGCAGTTCTGTAAGAAAAAGTTATCTAACCGAAGTTGGCACTCTTAACAATTTGTCAACTCAAGGTGATTTAACTATAGATGAATTTATCTTTTACAATGCGTCAGCCCAGAGATTAGGCTTTGGTACTGATGCGCCAAATGCTAGCATAAGCATCGCAAGCTTAGACAATGAATTTATAATTGACGTAGAAGGTGCTAGTACCAGAATCGGAAATTGGACCACAGATGATCTAGAAATTGTTACAGACGATACCACACGAATGACAGTTTCGAAAAACGGAAATATCACTCTGGGAACTAGTATTGAAACAAAGACCACTGTGATTGGTAAGTTGGGAGTTAATGTAAAGAACCCCGACGTTGACATTAGTACATCAGGTGCAGTGAGATTCCAAGGAAAAAAATTCGAAGTTGCTGACGCAATACCTACAAACGGAACATATGATAAGGGTGACATTGTTTGGAGCAACGATCCCAAGCCTACAGGATATGTAGGCTGGATCTGTGTAAGAGAAGGTACACCAGGTATGTGGAAGCCGTTTGGACAGATTGGCTCATAAGTCAGCATAAAACTATTTTGCTCTAGCCTATAAATATTATAGAAGGAGCATACTATGTCTGAAAATAATTTTAAGAAAAAAACCAAAAAACAAGTAAGATGGTGGGCATATGCTGCCTGGACTCTGCCCTTTACAGCACTGGCCGTGCTGGTGTTTCTACATTTCTTCGGTTGGGACAGCGTATATGATTACGCAATAGTAATAGGCGCAGTGGTGTTTTTCAGCGTTGGCGTGTTTTGGTGGTGGTGGGCAATTTTTAAAATTAAAACACTTGCAGAATTGCTAGGCTCAGTGGGCGACAGAATTGATGTTGTTCGAACACATGTGATAGGTATACGCAAAGATTTACAAATCGATGATGCTGATAATAGGTAATGGAGAAAGCAGATCAGGCATTGATCTAAATAAAATCAACATGCCAAAAATAGGATGTAATGCAGTATTTAGAGACTGCTATACTGAACATCTAGTGTGTGTAGACAGACCTATGGTCAAAGAAGCAATCAGTTTCGGAGCAACAGAGGACAGAACTGTTTACACAAGATCTGATTGGTATATGAGATTTGACATAGAACCTGTGCCAAACTTACCATATCAAGGCGCTGCAAAAGCAGATGATCCATTCAATTGGGGCAGTGGTGCATATGCTGTGCTGCTAGGAGCAACACTCAGTTCTACAGTAGGATTGATTGGATTTGACCTCTACAGCAGCAACGGCAAAATCAATAACGTTTACAAAGACAGCGAAAACTACAAACACAGTGATCACAGTGCAGTTGATCCCAGATATTGGATCTATCAAATAGCACAGGTTGTATCACACTTTCCACAAACACAGTTTACAATATTTCAAACAGATGCATGGCAGTTGCCCAACAGTTGGAAAAAATCTAACCTAACAGTTGACAGCATAAGTAATATATAGTATATTAACTGTAGTGGACTATGTGTTCGACCCACTCTAAATATTCCGCACACTCCATTAAACTAGGAGTATAAAAATGGCAAAATACTATTCGACTAAAACATATGGTACTGACAGAGGATTAAGCTGTTGCTTCCGTCAGTGGCGTGCTACACACAGTCATTGTAGCTTACTGCATGGATACTCACTTGGTATCAAACTGATCTTTGAGACTGATACACTGGACAGTAGAAACTGGGTCATGGACTTTGGTGGACTAAAGCTGTTCAAAGAGTGGAGTGAACAGATGTTTGACCATACAACAGTGGTTGCATATGATGATCCTCAACTGGATACATTCAAGTCGCTCAACGCAATCACAGGTGGATACAACGATCAAGGCATAATCAATCTGCGTATTGTAGAAGGTGTTGGCTGCGAAATGTTTGCTAAAATCTGCTACGACAAAATGGCAGAACTGTTGGAAGAAATGAAGCAGAACAAGCACAGTCGCTATCCAGTAGAAAGCAGTGTGCGTTTGGTCAGTGCAGAAGTGTTTGAGCATGACGCAAATTCAGCAATCTATGAAGGTTGAAGAAACCAAAACTGAACGCAAAGCCCGCAAGGCAACGGAGAAGGCTGAGAAGTCTTCTCCAGTTGTTATCCCACCTGCGCCGTTGAGAAATATCAATCGCTATGTGTGCTGTTTAAAATATGGCAACAAATACGGACCAGAATATGTAAACAATTTATATCAGATGGTCAAACGTAATCTTACTATAGACTACGAGTTTGTTTGTTTTACAGAAAACGCACAGGGCATAGATGCTAACATTCGTATAGAACCGCTGCCCACACTGCCGGTCACTGGTTGGTGGTTCAAACCCATGTTTTTTAACCCTGGTCTAGGACTTAGGGGTACTATACTATTTTTAGATCTAGACATGATAATCTTTAGAAATATTGACACTTTGTTTACCTATGAAGAAGGCAAGTTTTGTATCATACGAGACTTTAACAGATATGTTATTAAAAAGTATGACAAGTTTAACAGTTCGGTATTTAGATTGACCACAGGTCAGCACAGTCAAGTGTACACAGATTTCGTCAAAGATCCAAAAAATATCACTAGGAGACATTTTGGAGATCAAGACTGGATACGCTATGTTATCAAAAACAATTTTGAATACTGGCCTGAAGAATGGATACAAAGCTACAAATGGGAAATGCGCAGCAAGCCCCGTTTTGATAATCAACCTAGAGGCGCTAGAGACTTTTTAACACCGGGAGATCCCACAGTAAAAGATCAAACCAGTATTGCTGTATTTCACGGCGATCCTAATCCACACAACTGTAAGGATCAATGGGTGGTTGACAACTGGCGCTAACGATATTATAATATACACTAAGCTAACAAATTTTAGGCAAACTCAGAGGCATATCATGACAGATCAATCGATACAACGTATAGGATTTGCGTGTAAATTTTTACATCCAGATCAAACACAAAAGAAAAAAGTACTAGAAGAAATTCAACGTCCGTTGACTGAAAAGTGTACAACAGTACAATGGTTAAATAGACAGAGTAAGGATGTTGCAGAACAACGTTTGTGGGACATCATGGTTCACAACGCAGCCGCAGCAAAACGACTAGTAGAGTATGTGGGAAGTCTTCCGCCTGAACTTAGAATGGTCAGACTGGGCAGTAACCAGCTTCCTTGTTATACACAGCGTGACTGGAGTTACTACTGGCAGCGTGCTGATGTTGTTGCTTATTTGGAGAAACACTACGGCGCTGTAGGCGAAGCAGCAAGAGCATTGGATGTACGACTCAGTATGCACCCTGGTCAATTTACTGTACTTGCAAGCGACAATGAAGAAATAGTAGAACGGAGCATTGAAGAATTTGAATATCACGCCACTCTCATCCGCTGCATGGGTTACGGACGATCATTCCAAGATTTTAAATGCAACGTCCACATCTCGGGTCGACAAGGTCCATCCGGTATCAAACGTGTCCTCTCAAGATTATCTCCAGAGGCGCGAAATGTTATTACAATTGAGAACGACGAAAACTCGTGGGGACTCGACGCAAGCCTTGAACTTGAAGGAGACCTTGCCCTCGTTCTCGACATACATCATCACTGGATTCGCACAGGTGAATACATTCAGCCCACAGATGATAGATATCTACGTGTGATTGACAGCTGGAGAGGCGTGCGTCCGGCTATACATTACAGCTACAGTCGTAATGAACATTTACCCTTAGACTTTGCACATGATAGTTTGCCCGATATGCCCGCATTGCTTGCGGCAGGTCATAAGAAACAGAAGCTTAGAGCACACAGTGACTATTATCCTAACTCAGCAGCTAACGACTGGGCAATGAGTTTTTTGGATACAGCTGATATCATGTGCGAGGCAAAATGCAAAAACTTAGCCAACAGTGAGCTACATAAATACTTTAAGGAGAAACAAAATGAGCTATCTCAACAAGATGTATGGACGCAGCCCCAGCCAGACACAGTCCCAGGCTGATAAAAATCCTAACCGTGTAGCAGGTGGTCTACGAGCGCAGGGTGTTGATCGTTTTACAATGGTTGCTGAAGACGGATCTAACAAAGAAATACCCACACTGGAATATGTTCGCAGTTTAGAAGAACAACTCAAAAAAACACGAGCCGCTTTCACCGTATTAGAGCGAAAGCAGGCTCGTCAAGAACGTAGTATTGAACAGCTAATTAATCAAGTTAGCTCGCGTCCTTAGGCTTACGTCCACGCTTTTTAGGAGCCTCTGCGGTTTTTACCGCTGGGGCTTTTTTAGTGACTTCTTTTTTTGTCTTTGTAGGCTTAGTTTCTACTGGCAACACTTTTTTAACTACCTGAGTAGCAATTGTAGCAGGTGCTGCAACAGCAGGAGTAGTAGTACCTAAAAGTTTTTTTAACCATGTGATCATCGTCTATCTCCTTTAACAATCTATTTATATAAGTAATTAGTAGAGGGAGAAGAGAAACGATGGTTGAGTTGGCAAAAAATTGGATACTGGCTAGAGTACGCGAAAGAACATCATGGGACGGTGCAATACTGATAGGCGCAGGCGTTGCATATCTTGTGATAGAACCAATCGGCACAGTAGTAGCCTATGGTGCTATTGCGTACGGAGCATGGACTATTTGGAAAAAGGAAAAATAATATGGCTAAATCATGGGCAACTAAGAAAAAAGGTAACCTAAAAGCATCAACTAAGTTTGGTTCCAAAGGCAAATAATTATAATTTGCTGATAGGAATATTGCTGCTGGCGTGTAGATTCCAAACCTGCTTGCGTTCTATGCCTTTCTTTTGAGCGAAACGTTTAGCATCACAGTTAGAGCACACATGAAAATAATTATTGCTTAATCGTTTCGGATCCATTGATCCTCTAGCACGATAAAATTCTTGATCACAACAGTCACAACGAAACACTATATAGGTACAACTGCGATAATACTCGTGTTCTGTGCCTAATTTGCTGCGTCTAACGTGCCGGGTTTGCTCTGTAAATTCTCTTATGAACATACATATATTTACATTAAGATTATAAAATCATACGATAAATATTGTTAACAAGAGGTAAAATATGAGCATTTGCACACTTACACCAACAGCCAAAGCACAGATAAACAAACTATGCGAAGAAAATAACTGTTATGCTATAAGCCTTAATCTAAAAGGTGGCGGCTGCGCTGGTTTTGAATATGACTGGGGAACTGTTGCAGATAGTTCAGATCTAAATCCCGGTGACGAAATAATAGAAGCTGACAGTGGTAGATTCGTAATTGGTTCAACCAGCTTGATGTTTTTGATAGGAACTGAAGTTGACTATGTGCGTAGTCTAGTAGGTTCAAACTTTGAGATAAGAAATCCTAATGCAAAATCAAGCTGTGGCTGTGGCGTTAGTGTAAATTTTGATATGGATAAAATTCCACAACTTACGGAATAAATGGAGCGTTTAAATGGCAAGACAACAAGTTGACATTGGTGTAGAAGGTAATGACGGTACTGGCGATAGCATTCGCGAAAGTTTTCGCAAAGTAAATAATAACTTTCAAGAACTATATGCTGTGTTTGGTATCGGTGGACAGATCAGCTTTACTGATCTAAGTGATACGCCAAACACCTACGAAGGCAACGAAAACAAAGTACCCACAGTAAGATCAGATGGTAGTGGATTAAACTTGTTAGAACTTGCCTCAGACAATGCACTGGATGGCGGAGTTGACACAATTGGTTTTGACTTTAGCGTTGACGGTAAGCTGATTGTTAGACAGCTGGTATCTCGTGTTTCTAACGATCCAGAACCAACACTGGGCGGTCCTCTCAACGCAGCAACACAGCCTATTGCAGGTATAACAGTTAGTCAAGCAGCCGTTGATACTTTTAACTCAGTATATGGCACTGACTTTGATATAGGCGATCTAGTTATTAACAAAAGTTTCGCCGATAGAAACTATCAAGAAAAAGAAGTGGCAGGCGGCGGCATACGTCTAGCTGACGAACCTGTTGGCGCAACACAGTACACAGTTACAGCTAATAGCCTAAGCTTGGGTAATTTTGTTGCGCCGAGTCACGGACTGAGTGATGCGTTTAATGGTGCTGAATTTATTTTTCGCACAATAGGAACAGAACCATTTGGTGTAACCAACGAAGGTTCAGTGTTTATCCGAGTTGTAGACGGTGATACTCTGGCGTTTTACAACAGCGAAGCTGATGCTATCAACAACACTGGGCGCATACTACTGAGTGGTGGTACCGGCACATTTACTATCACTGACGCAGCATATGATCCTAGTTTGCCGGGCAATTGGTTAAGCAATGTAGCTATTCCTAGAAAGAGTGCAGTTCGTCGTCAGGGCGACAACATGACTGGTGCGCTTAATCTGTTTGATCACCCAGGTGAACTAGCAGGCACAGGTCTTCCAAATGGTCCAGATGACCTACAGGCTGCTACAAAACTGTATGTAGACAATGCCGCTGCATCTAGTCAAGTAAACCTATTTGTAAGTACCAGTGGAAATGATCTACAAACATTCACCCCAGACGGTAAAGAAGGTCGCGCTCCTAGTTACGCCTTCCGTACTATTAATGCTGCGGCTCAAAAAGCCGAAGAACTGATAGAAGCTGCACCGTTTGAACCCGGTCCGTACCTGCAGACTATGACGTTTAATAATGGTGCTGCCGCTGCAAATATTGTTACAGCTGGCATAGCCAGTCCTATCCTAGGACGTATAGATGCTAGAACATTGATTCTGAAAAACAAAGAGTTTGTAGCCAAAGAAGTTACAGGTTATATTGATGCTACATTCCCTGATTTCGCCAACAGTTATAGTAAAGAAATCTGCCAACGAGATGTTGGATATATTCTAGACAGTGTTAGCTTAGATGCGCTGCTGGGTAACAATGCAAACTATCTATCTCGTTGGTCTGGTATACGATATTATTCAAACGTAAGTGCGCAACGTGCTATTGGTTCACAGCGTATACAGACTATTGCTGGTATTGAATATGCTAAGACACTGGTAACACAATTTATCTTAACAAACACAGCACCATCTATACTGTATCAAGATCGTGTTGCACAGGTTATTGATTTAGGTGAAGTACCTGACACTTCAGCAGATGAAGCTATTGGTGCTAAATTTGATATTGTTCTTGACGTAATCAATGACGGTGTACTAAATGCGCCGGCTATTGTTGATGGTCAAACTACTTACAAAATCAACATATCGAATGATAATCTTGGATTTATTGATCAAGCTAATCCGGAAAACACTGATATTATTCCCGGAAAGGTAGTGAGAGGTAAAAACTCAGGAGCAATTGGTCGTATTATTGATTATAGATACGAAGCTGGTGATAGAGCAGTAAGCGTAGCAACCACAGACGAAATTGAAGTACAACTGTTAGAGCCGTTTGAATTTGAAGAAGGTGAAGAACTAGAATACGGAAATATTGTAAGAGAAACACAGATCACTATACGTGTTGAAAGTGGCATTTACGAAGAAGATTATCCGATTCGTGTACCTGCGAACGTTTCGGTCAAAGGTGATGAGTTTAGACGTTGTATTGTGCGTCCAAAGCAGCGTGTATCACAGTCACGTTGGGCAAACACTTTCTTCTATAGAGATGCAGAATTTGATGATCTTATATTAGGTAAGTCAAATATTGAAGCGGTTGCATTTGATCCACAAACTAATGCATCTAGAACCCCAGGTACATATAGTGTAAGTTTATGGACAACAGATAAATTAGGCAAAGATGCAGAATTTGATATTACCATTGGAGGCGACGGCGCAATAACAGACATCACAATTACTAATGCAGGCAAGGACTTCCAACACGGTGAACGACTAACTGTTAGCGATAATCTATTAGGCTCAGGCGGCGCTACTAGCATTACATTTACAATTGCTAATGTTCCTAACGGTATTGAATATATAAATCCTTTAACTGGAAGAGCTGATGGATATTTTGGTTATCATTACCTAACACAGCCCGAAAAATTAAAAAATATCGGCGAAGGTTATGAAAACGTAGGCAACTGGGAAACTGCTGCTCTGTCTTTGATTGACAATAGAGAATTTATACAAGAGCAGGTAGTGAACTTTGTCGAAGATCAATATCCTGCGCTGATCGGATCTGCTGGATATTCTAGACCTGCATGGGCTAGAGATGCAGGATCAATCGTAGATGCTCTAGTTAAAGATCTACGCAATGGTGGAAATGAGTTTAGTTTAGAAGCTCAGGGCCAGTTTAATGCCAGCACAGTCGCTGCTGGTACAGAAACACAAAAAGCTGCAAGCATAGAATACATTGCCACAATAGGTAAAAGAATTATTAGAGGTCTGGCACCAGTTACAATATACGGAGTAAGCCCTGAATTTACGTTCGATGACTTTAATGGCGACGGCGATCCAGCACAATGGCAATCGAGCCGAACCTATCGTTTAGGAAATGTTGTTAAGTTTACAACTGGGTTGGGAGTAACAAGTTACTATACACCTACAAAAGAACATATATCAGGCAGCACATTCAGCACTGGAGAGATAGCAGAATTTTGGAGAGTAATAGACGGTCCTAGTGTTGTGTTACAAAACTTGATTAATACCGTTAAGTTTGCATTTAATGCAGAGTACAATCCGCCACTGAGAAACGATGAGATGGATGTGTTCTTGATGAACGATGCAACTATTGTGCGAAATCTAACAGTGCAAGGACACGGTGGATTTATGTGTGTGCTTGATCCAGAAGGCCAAGTACTAACTAAATCACCATACATTCAAACTGGTTCAAGCTTTTCGAAATCGCTTAATAAACAAGCGTTTAGGGGTGGATTGTTTGTTGATGCGTTTGTAGGTAACTCGGCTGTACAAGTTACAGAAAAAGTAGACGGCAATGCATTTAGATTAAGGATTCAAAGTTTAGGTTCTCCAACAGAACCACAGGGTTTATTTGTAAGACGCCCTCAAACACCTAGTGCATTTTACGTTGACGGCAGACGTTTTCAAATTGACGCAGTAACAGCATACGATAAAAATGCAGGCACTGCAGAACTTATATTGTCAAGAAACTCAAACAACGGCACAGGATTTACTGGTCTAACTAGTTTACTAGGAACCGGTGTTGATCTGGACGACCTCAGCACTCCAATTCCACTTACACTACAAACAGCTGGTAACAGAAGTATCTTAGGCAATGACTTTACACAAGTTAACGACTTGGGTTACGGACTAGTTGCTGCAAACGGCGCCCTAAGTGAAATGGTTAGCATGTTTACATACTACTGCTACGCTAGTTATTATGCTAAAAACGGTGCTGAAATTAGATCACTAACGGGATCAAGTTGTTATGGTGAGTTTGGTCTAGTTGCCGAAGGGTCGGATCCTAATGAGATTCCAGATTCAATTGCACTATATCAAGATATGACGCAGCCTGCTAAAGCATTTGATGTAGATGCTATTCTTACACTAACAGGTCCTGTTATTTTAGAAGCTGGCGAAGAAATCACACAAACACTTACTGGTGCAGTTGGTAAGATAGCAGTATCAACAAGTCAAACTGGCGGCAGCAATGTACTATATATAACTGATATTTCTGGAGCATTTGACACAACTAATGAATTAAGTATTACTGGTCCTATTACAGGTGACTCTACAGTTACCGCACTGGGAGCAAATAGTGTCCCGATAATTGTAGACTCTAATGGGTACGACAACCCAGTTGAAGGACTTTCGGTGTATGTGTACGATATGCAAGACGCTCCGTCAAACAGATCAGAAGTTAATATATATCATCCCACTCGTCCTGCATTCGCACGTTATGAAGTTGCAAATGCAGAAATTGTACAACATGTAGTTGGTGAATACGCAGACCTTGGTGCATCAGATTATACTAAAACTACAGTAAATGCTGGTGCAAGTGGGTTTGTATTTACACTAACTAAAACAATTGATGCGGGATACCGTGCAACATTCCAAGTAGCAGAAGACGGCAGAGACTATACAGTAGGAGATACATTTGTAGTAACTGGTGATAAGCTTGGTGGCGAAACGCCTACAAACGATTGTACAGTTACAATAGACGCAGTTGCACTAGCAGATGGCGCAGTAACCGAAGTAAGTGCAAGTGGTACTATTGCAGTTGAAGCAAGTACTCCAATGTATAGTGGTAAGGTTTATAAGCTTAACTTTAGTACAGGCGATGCAACATTCAGCGCAAATGGTCTGTTAGAAATTGTACCATTTAACACTAGTATAGTTTATTATCGTAATCAAACACATATTATTAGTGATTTGGCTCGTCCAGATGTACTAACTATTCGTCCAAGCACTGCACTAACTTTTGATGAAAATCCAGACTTTGTTTATAGAAGTATTAGCTTCTTAACCAGTGACAGTTTAGGAGATGATTTGCCTACTAATACTTCACAAGCAGGATTAGACAGTTCATACGATTTTATTAGATTAACTATAGATCCTGCTAAAGCACAAGAAGTTGCACTGGCAAATACCGGTACTACAAAAGGTGGAACAGCAGGCGACACAGTACTTGCTATTAAATTAGCAGATACTAACGAAATATTTAGACTTAACAACAACGCAAGAACTCCCGAAGCAAATAGGCCGGCAGGTTGGACAGCGGACTCATTAACAATTGAATCACCTATTGTGACATGGGCCGGAAAAAAGCATTATGCGTTTAACTATAGAGGTGTTGGTGTAGGTAATATAGTTGAAGAGCCAGGCGAAGATAACATATACGCAATTGTTGACCTAGTTGATTATGATACAATTAACCAAACAGACGCAACTGGTATCGCAAGCACAGTAGTACCAGGTTCGGAACTTGTTACTCTACGTGCTGGTCTCAAAGCTGGCGCTACTGGTAGTGTTACAGTTAATATTAGTACTTGTCGTGCAACTGGACACGATTTCTTAGATATCGGTACAGGCGGGTTCAACTCAAGCAACTATCCAAATGTCATTTTTGGCGAGCCAGGCGAGAAGAAGGAAGCTAACGAAGTTATCGAAAAAGGTAAAGGTCGTGTGTTCTATGTGAGTACAGATCAAAATGGTATTTTCCGTGTAGGTCGATTCTTCGCAGTAGACCAAGGAACTGGTACAGTTACATTTAGTGCAAGTCTTGCACTGTCAGACGTTGATGGACTAGGCTTCAAACGCGGTGTTGTTATTACTGAATTTAGTACTGACACGGCAATGGTAGATAATGCTTCAGATACAGTACCAACAGAAAGTGCTGTGCGTGGCTATGTTAACAGACGATTAGGATATGATGTAACAGGTGCTCCTGTTGCTAATAAATTAGGCCCTGGTGTACTTGCTCCAAACGGTGCTGTTCCGATGACAGATAATCTAAACGCTGCTGGAAATACTATCACTAATCTAAGTGCACCAGTAACAGCATCTGATGCTGCTACAAAAGCTTATGTAGACAACGCAGCAGGCGGTCTAGATGAAATACAAGATCTGCGCAGTGTCGAATATAATCAATACGATGTAGGACAACTATTAGTTGCTACTGGGTTTAAAAAACTAATTGTTAGTGCAGGTAGTGTAGTAGGAGGTCCTTTTGAGCGAGGGAACGAAATTTCTGGCACAATTACCGGAGCAACTGGACTGATAGTTGATGTAAAAACAGACACAGTACTTGAAGGAGCAGTTGTAGAAATTACATATACTCCACTTACCGGTGAATTTAGCGATGGTAGGCCTGCAGGCTTATCGCTAGATCCCGATATTATAAGAGTAATCGGCGGCACTCAAGGGTTAGTTATAGACGGACCGGTCGATGAATGGGCAAACGGTGTTGCAAATCCTGCAAGTGATATATTGATTACTACTAACAGAGAAGTTACAGTGGTAGGAAGCACAGTAACAGATAGATTTACTACACTAAACTTCCAAATAAATCCTAACAGTATTGTAAACTCAGATGTTAATGCCGGTGCTAACATAGCTCAAAGCAAGCTAAATCTTAACGCAGCTACAACTAGATCAAATGCTATATCTATCAGTCAAGCAGACCTAGGCGTTGCTGCGTTTGATAGTATTGTGTTTGCCAACACGGACGGATGGATAACCATTGCTGACGGTCAATTGCCGCTTAAAAAAATACAACGTATACAGGACGGCAATGTTCTGGGTAATTGGAGTGGTGACAGTTCAGATAACGATATTGATCAAATACCGTTTAGCACAGTTATTCAAGAAGGCGGCGGCTTAGCTGATGTTGATTTTACATCTATTGTCACAGCGGTTAGTGATCCAGGCGAAGCACTGATTAAGACTGGTGCTGGTACTTACGGTATCTCAAACGTGACCACAACTGGTGAAGTAAACTCAATAGTAAAAACTAGAGCCAATGGCAGTGTACAGGCCAACAGTCTAATATTGGGCGGGGACAGTACATACGAAATCCTAGCACTGGATACTACAACTGTAGTGTTTAAAACTCCGGCGCAGGGTGAAATATTAAGAGCAGTTGGCGGTAGTGGCGGAGTTTCGCCCACATTTCCAACAGTTGAAATACCCGGCAGTGTTAATATAGCTGGCACAGGTGTTTCAGAAAGCGTTCTACAAAACCAATCAACACTTAATGGTGAAAGCAGACTGGCTGTTGACTGGATCTATTCTAGCTTTATTGAAGCAGCAGGTGAAAAAGGTTCAGCTTCAACTGGTTTAGCAATTGGTGCAGGCACTGGTGTTACTACCACAGGTCAAGTAGCTATTGTAACAGGCGACAGCGGCACTAGTTCAAGTGTTACTCCGTTTATTTTTAGCTCAACAGGAGTAACGCCAGATACTGACAATGCTTATGATATAGGCAGTGCTTCTCGCAAGTATGCTAACATATACGCAACACTGTTCCGTGGTACTGCTACTGAATCATACTACGCTGACTTGGCAGAAAATTATCTAGCAGATGCAGATTATGAGCCAGGTACTGTAGTAGTATTCGGTGGCACAGCCGAAGTTACTATAAATACCGAAAAAGACACACATCGTGTAGCTGGTGTTGTGACTACAAATCCTGCACACTTGATGAACAGTCACCTCAAAGGCGATCATGTCACAGGCATTGCGCTTACAGGTCGTGTTCCATGTAAGGTGATTGGCAAAGTTCAGAAAGGTGATATGTTGGTGGCCAGTGCTATACCTGGTTATGCTATGGTAAACAACACACCCGGTGTAGGAACTGTGATAGGTAAAGCATTAGAAGACAAAACAACCACAGATCGTGGTGTAATAGAAGTAGTGGTAGGTAAGCACTAATGAAAAAATCGTATGTAGATAGGTTAATTCAACGTGGTGCGCAGACCAGCACTGATACAAAAAATACGCAGCAACGTCAAGTAGTTGCTACAGCAGGAAAACTGAGAATACAAGTGGGCAAAGGAAAACCAACACATGGCAAGACAAACAATTGATCTAGGAACCACTCCCAACAGAGGCGATGGTGATCCGTTACGTTCTGCGTTTCGTAAAATAAATGAAAATTTTGATGAGTTGTATGCTGGTAACTTTGCTGCGCCTGATCAGACAGCAAGTGATCTTGTGCCTAGTATTGACGCTACTTACAATCTAGGCAGCAGCGAACGACAATGGACAGATCTACATGTAGCAGATTTTATATATCTAAATGGTGCTAGAATTGAAGTTACTGCTTCAGGTGCGTTGCTGGTAAATGGTGCAGCGGCTGCTGAAGTACAGGATATACAAGGTTCAGTATTTGCCGATGACAGCACGTTGTTAGTTGATGCGGTAAACGGTATTATTCCCGGTTACGTAAGTTTGTCTACACTAAAAGCAGAGGTAGCAGCAAGTACAGATTTTACTGATTTTCAAACTAGGATTGCTACGCTTTAATAAGATGCGATAAATATACTAAACAATAGGATTTTTGAGAATGGCAAATAGATTTCCACTGGTACTAGACGCTGATGCCGGTAATAAAATAAAAGAATTGCCTAGTGGCGACAATCTTAACCTTAGAGAAAGTTCGATAGTAAATGTACAAGACATCACGGCACTGGGCACAATCAACGCAGCAGACATAACTGTAAACGGAAATCGACTGGTAGCACAGGCTTTTGCTGATCTAACTGATACACCTAACAGTTTTGTAGGGGCTGCTGACTATTTTGTCAAGGTCAAAGAAGATGGTACTGGGCTGGAGTTTAGACCGTTCAGTGACATTGGTAATATCGAAGTAGAACGTATTGAAGTTAGCGAAATAATTTTACCTACTGTGGACAATACAGTTGATATAGGCACTGATGCGCTTGGTTTTCGTCGAGTAACAGCAACTGAATTCAAAGGTGATTTGCTAACAAACAACGAAACTAAGGTCTTTGATGCTGTTACAGGATTTATTAGTTATGCTGCCCTACAAGGCGCTCCTCAATTCCTTTCAGAATTTACAGATGATATCGGATTTCTTAGAACAGAAGACCTAGATGACGCACTGGGCGGACTTTTTGATCAGGGTGTACCGTTTGCTACTGATATAAAAGGCTCAGTATTTGCTGACGATTCGACCGCTATCGTGGACGGTGTTGCTGGTGTTATTAGAGGTGATACTGAATACGTTGGCACTGGCTTTATACGTGGACAAACTGTTGTAATTTTAGCCGACGGCTATGTTCAACTAGGACAAACTGAGATATTAACCACCATCGAACCAGAAACCAACGGTGAAGGCAGCATAGGTACAGAGTCAAGACGTTTTGGTAATGGTTATTTTGATACTATAAACGTACCTACTGTACAAACTGAAAGTGTACAGACTGGTCTAGGTCTGGGAATTGGATCGATCTCTAGTTCAACAGACATCAGTTTAACAGCAGGAAACAGAGTTAAAATAGATGGTGCTGTACCTTTTAGATTTGCTAGTGTTACAACTGCTGAACAACTAGCAATTGGTGCACAAGAAGGCGATGTAATCTACAACATCACAACTAGTCGTTTGCAAATGTATCAAGGCAGTGCGTGGAAAGATGTAAATGGCAATGTAGAAGCTACCACAGGAACATCAAACTTTAACGACGTAGTAGTCACAGGTAACTTAACAGTAAGTGGTACAACTACAACAGTTAACACAACAAACACAACAATCAGCGACAACGTAATTGTACTCAACAGCGGCGAATCAGGCGCTGGTGTTACAAACACAACTGCTGGTATAGAAATTGATAGAGGTACAGTGTCTAATGTATCTTTTGTATACAACGACAGTGTAGACAAATGGACGCTAGGTTCGGAGACATTAGTTGCAGGAACATTTGAAGCAACTACTAGTGTATCCACTGTAGGATTAACAGCATCAATAATTAGCAATATCTCCGGAGGCGGCCCGTTACAGATTAAGTCAGGTGTAGACGGAGATACTGGCAACGGTATACTAATTAATCCTTACGGTAGTGATACATATATTCAATCACAGGCTGAAACGCACTTTTGGGGCACTGGGCCGTATTTAGACGCAGGTCCAAATCCTTATGTTCAATTTAAAACTGCTGGAGCATTTGAAGCAAAAGCTGGTGCATATTTTGTAGGAAACTTAACAGGCGATGTTGTAGGTAGTGTATTTGCAGACGACAGTGCTGTAATGGTTGATGCAGTTAACAATGAATTAACTGCTGACAAAGTTAATACGCAAACTGTAGAAGGTACAAGTTTAATACTATTATCACAATCTGGTGTAAACATAACAGCATCTACAAGTGCTTTGATGCGTTCATTAGATGGTGACTTTACTATAGACGCAACAGGTGGGTTAGCACAACTAACAGGCAACGGTGGCAATGCAAGCGTAGCAGTAAATGGTGACACAGGACAAATTACAATTGGGTCAACTCACAGCGTAACTTTATTAGGAGCTGCTGGCGCAGCAGTTAATATCGGAACTGGTACAAGTGGCACTGTTACACTAGGCAACGGCACAAACACTGTAGACTTTGCAAGTGGATCAACTGCTGACTTTACAGGAGCAACAGTTACAGGATTAGCTGCAAACGTAACAGGTAACATTGACAACACAGCACTAACTATAGGTGCATCAGCCGCAACATCAATTGCAATTGGTAATGCTGGTAGTACAACTACTATTAACGGTACAGTTAACTTGCCCGCACTAATTGCAGGTGAAATTACAGCAGACAACAGTATTAGTATTACTACAGCAACAGGCGACGGTAATGCAATTAGTATTGGTCCGCAAGGCACTAACACATTTGTTAACTTGACTGCTAACAATATTAGATTCTTTGGGCCTATAGTACGTAATATAGAAGCACAGGCTGGCATAACAGGTGACTTAAAAGGCAGCGTAGTAGCAGACGATTCTACTGTAATGATTGATGGACAATCTGGTACTATTACAGGACCTGTTGTGTCTAATAGCATTTCGGGTACAGTAGTTAAAGCAACTACTATTGAAAATTATACTACTGACGATTTAGCAATTAATGTTGACGGGTTTATTAATATCAATGCAGGAACAGACGATAGCGGATTAAGTAAGATCCAAATGGATCAAACCGGTATTAATTATATTGAATTAACAACAGAACCAAAGACTCCAGGTAATCCTGCAGACGTTGCAAATATTGCAATTAACGCAACAGCATCATCAGGCGATGTTATAATAGGTACTACAGGCAGTACACGCAGTCAAGCAGTAACAATACACAATGCAACAGTTAACGGAACACTAGAAGGTAATGCAAACGGTGCGCACACAGGTACACTAATAGGTGATGTTGTAGGTAGTATATTTGCTGACGATAGTAGTGTAATGGTTGACGCGATAAACTTTGCAATGTTTAGTGATATGATGACACTAACACCTCTAAACACAGAACCAACAGATCCTGTAAACGGAATGATGGTTATTGCAGACGGCACAGGATGGGATCCTGCTGCAAATGGTAAAAACACATTAGTAGTATACTTAGGCGGCGCATGGGTAACAGTTGCAGCAGCAGCATAATATAGGAAAATAAAATGAGTGAACAAGAATATATTGTAAGTTTAAACAAAGGCGTAGACTACGCTGCATTTAACGCAGAAATGATTGCTGCTACAGGCGCTGGTGCAATTCCCAGTAGAGATGTTACAGTTGCCAATGCACGCCCAGCATCACAGCGTAATACACATTACATGTTAACTGATCTAGAAGCAGACGTACTGCGTACTGATCCTAGAGTGTATGGTGTAACACTGCTACCAGAATTAGATTCTAGTTTAGGAATTGGTACTCGTGCTGTACAAGTAGGCAATTTTACAAAAACTACATTAGATCGAGGTGATTTTTTAAATTGGGGGATGCGTAGAATTAACGAAGCAACAAATCCTTATACAGATTTAACTGTTACAGGCGGTTATAATTATACATTAGATGCTACAGGTGTTGATGTTGTTATTATGGACAGCGGTATACAAGCAGATCATCCAGAATTTCAAGATGCTAACGGTGTGAGCAGAGTACAGCAAATTGATTGGACTACTGCTAGCGGCATTGCAGGAATGCCTGCTCAAAATGCAAACTATTATAGAGACTTTGACGGACATGGTACACATGTTGCAGGCACAGTAGCAGGCAAGACATATGGCTGGGCTAAGAACGCTAGGATTTATAGTTTAAAACTTAGTGGATTAGAAGGTCCTGGCGATAGCGGGACTGGTACTAGTACCACATACGCTTTTGATTGCATTAAGGAATGGCATCTTGCAAAGCCGGTGGACCCTACAACCGGTGTCAAGCGTCCTACAATAGTAAATATGAGTTGGGGATATTTAAGATATTATAATACTGTTACTAATCTTACATATCGTGGCGTTTTAAAAACAGGTACAGATATTGACACTACTGCTAAACGTTGGGCATTTGGTCTACCCCCTGTAAGTGGCGGGGTCGGCGGCACATTCGCTACTAATGTTAGAGCACCATCAGCAGATACAGACTTACAAGAATTAATTGATGCTGGTGTACACGTTACAATTGCAGCAGGTAATAGAAGTCACAAAATTGATGTAGTGGGCGGAGATGATTACAGTAACTTTATTGCAGCAGATACAGGATCAGTAGAGTATCAAAAAGGATCAAGTCCGTACGATGAGGAAGCACATATTGTCGGTAACATAGACAGCGTAGAACACGTAGGCGGCCTAGAACAAAAAGCAGTAAGTTCGGAAACGGGACCAGGAGTAAGTGTTTATGCTCCAGGAACAGATATTATGAGCGCAATGAGCACTACTAATGTATTTGGTGCTACTACTCTTAACAATCCTTACCCTGCAAACTCTGACTTCTTAATTAATAATATTACCGGAACATCAATGGCTAGCCCACAAGTTGCAGGTATGCTAGCATTGTGGTTGCAGATTAATCCTAATTCAACCCCTGCACAAGCACTAGCACATATTAATACTACTGCAAAAACAGCACAGATATATGATACAGTTAGTAGTGTAGATTATACTGATACACGAAGTTTGTTAGGCAGTAATAATAGATTTACATTTAATAAGTTTAATAGTGCAGTACAGTTAACATTAGGTACTACAGCAGTCAGTGAAGAAGCACCTCCTGCGGCTGCTCCGTCGCCGACCTATGCAGTAACCCCGGCAGCTAACAATATTAACGAAGGAAGTGCATTAGTATTTAATATCACTACAACTAACGTAGCAGATGCAACTACTCTCTACTGGAGTGTTACTAATGCAGGAGATTTTGGTACTAGCTCAGGTAGTTTTGTAATTAACAGCAATGCTGGAACATTTACAGTAACTCCATCTGCTGACGCTTCAACTGAAGGGCCAGAAACATTTACTGTGAGTATTAGAACTGATAGTGTAAGTGGTACTGTTGTAGCAACATCCTCAAATATTACTATTAATGATACTAGTACTACGCCTGCCCCCACCGCAGATTACACAATTAATGTTGTAAACAATGGCGCTAGTGCTTATACACTAACTGGTAATGATAGAAACGGTTCAGTCAGCGGAGATAACCAAGCCTTGGCATTTAACAACGGTGATGTTGTAGACTTTGTAGTCAATGCCAGCGGACATCCGTTTTATGTTAAGACAGCGGCAGTTACAGGCACAGGCAGCACTGCAACTGGTGTAACTAATAACGGCGCACAAATTGGAACAGTTCAATGGACAGTTGGTAGCAGTGGTACATTCTATTACATCTGTCAATTCCATAGCTCAATGGTTGGTACGATCACAGCTTCATAATAGGAAACAAAGATGGCAATACAATTAATCAATATAGGTCAAATAGCAAACGACGGAACTGGTGACGATCTTCGTGAAGCAATGGTCAAAATCAATCAAAACTTTGAAGAACTTGATCTACGTGATGATGAGCAGACCACTGCTAGTAACTTAGGCGCAGTGGGCGAAGGTGTATTTTTTAATCGTGTAAACTACGACCTACAGTTTAAGAAAATAGCAGGCGGCGATAATATCACACTGTCGGCTGACAATGAGAAAATCGTAATCAATGCGTCAAATGTGGTTACTGACATTACTGTAAACGCAGACAGCGGCAGTGTTGTCCTTGATACCAGTGCTAGTCTAACTATTGTAGGTGGTGCTGGTATTAGTACCAGCATTAACAACAGTGTTCTAACAATTACCAACGAATATGTATCAGAGATAGTAGAAGATACTACTCCTCAACTGGGTGGCGATTTAGATGCGCAGGGATTTAATATATTAAATCTAGGAACTGCTACTGGCAGTTTTGTAGGTAATTTAACTGGAAATGTAAACGGTGTTGATCCAGCTGCTACAGCGTATTATTTTAATAACATAGACCTAGGCAATATCAGCTTAACCATTACTAATATAATAGATTTGTTAGCTGCTACTGTAGATGTCGATCA